ATTTGGATCCATTGATTAACTCCTTTAATAGTGACTTAATTTCGTTAATGTCATCCTTCATGTTAGCAACTTCATCTTCAATTGTTTGTACCTTTTGATGCTCTTTATTATTCACTTCACGTCTCGCAATGTATTTTTCATGATCTAAAGAATTCATGTTCATTATTGCTCCAGTGCGCGGATCCCTTCTGAGATCCGCGTGGTCTTTTACTTTGTGCATCATGCTAAGGCGATAACTCTAAGGTCTTTTGCTCTTGGAACATAAGTTTGACTTGTTCCTGTAAGTAAGATCTTAATTCTGTAAGATCTAAATGGTGGTAACTGATCAACACTAAAAGTGTGTTCCTTAAACTCAATAGATCCACTATCAAATCCATAGGTAGGAGTCTTAGACACGAACGAATCGGGATCGCCATTGTTATTGGCAGGATCAATTATCTGACCTCTGGAATTAATGTTGGCATATCCGGGGAATGGAACAAAGATTGGGTTGAACCCATCCTTATTACTTATCGCGTAGAAAGCCTTGATTCCAGAATCATCATTGATATGAGCATCAATAATGACTTTAATAGAAGTTGCAGGATTTTCCAGTGCTATTTCTTTAGAAATATACTGGCAAGCAGTTGGGTCAGTAAAGATTCCATTTACTCTCGAATCAGTTGCAACATTAGTGATTACATCGTTTACTCTATTAGAGGAGAGGACAGCACTCACTCTCTGTCCATCAAGGACTGGAGAAATACGAGAATCAGTAGTTACCATGTTAACTCTCATTTGAAGAGATTTAGATCCCTCAATATTAGTCAACTTCGCATCTTCATTTACCTTAGAATAAATCATTCTGGTAGAATCAAGATAATTTGGTGAGTTAACTACCAAAGGTTCAAATCCATTATCAACATAAGGAATTTCATTACCACTGATACTTCTACCAGTAGTAGTTCTTACTTCTGCACTAATAGAAGTTCCTCTTGTGGTTACATTCTGAACAATTGGCGTAATGATTTCAAATGGCATATTTTGAGATGCCTTAATCTTGGTTCCGCCAGTGGACTTGGTTGCACCAATATAGAGTTTTGGATAACCAACGTCATTGCTTCTATCGTCATTGTCAAAATTAAACCTCTCAGACATATCTAACTTGATATTGTAAGAATCATAAGTAATCGAGTTTCCGATAGCAACCTCACTCAAGTCGTGAATCTTATTGATTCTCTTTAGGTTAACTCCACCAAGTTCATATTTGAATACAGGAGTTCCGATTGGATATGTAATAGGATTGTCTCCTCTTATAATGTTTCCACCAATAGTGTTACCAGTAACAGAAGTATACTCGATAACTTCTTCACCAATCATGAGATAACCAGTATTAGTGGTTCCAACACCAACGTTCTCGAAAGACGTAAAGTTAGCAGCATTATCAACAGACAATCCACCGGTTGAATCCGAAGAATAAGATGCACTCAACTTAGTTGGTTTGATGTCAGGAGAAACTCCAGAAATGATAACTCTATTGTCAGGGAAATACATTCCGTGGTTTTGGTGGTTGACCTTTAAGTGAAGGCCATCAGAATCAACATTGATTGTTGAAATTTGAATGTCGCCACCTACACCTCCAGGAATGCCATAATTCAATTCAGTAGTGATACCAGAACTATTAATATACATCATAGTCTTAGCAGCACCAACTGAAAACTCACCCTGAACATTGTCAAGGACAAGTTCATTGGTATTACCAATGCCGGTAACGGTGAGTCTTACATTTCTACCAACCGATGCATTGCCAATGGTGGTGATTCCAAGAACGTCACCGACTTGATATCCGTTACCACCTGCGTTGCTAATGGTTGCTCCACCTGCAACGATAACTCCATCATTAACAGTAATCTCAGCCTGAGCACCTCTACCATTTCCAGTGAGAGTTACGAGATTAACTCCAGTGAAGGTAAGTGATCCATCATTTGGAGTAAGACCAATACCGGCATTTGAAACTGTGAGATCACCAACAGCAGTTCCTGCAGTTCCAACCAAATCTCCAGTTGCATTGGTTGTCTGTTGGAAGAAAGTATTTCCAAGTTCATAACCAGAATCTGCAAGTGTGCTTCCAAGGCCAACTCTAATGGTTCTGGAACTCATTCTAATTGCATCAGGTAGCAGAGTTGGAATTTGCTTGTTACCTTGACTTAGTTCAGGACTATAGAATTCGACAGTTCCCGAATCGAGGAAGTCTGCTCTATACATGATAAACTTAAGATCTTCCCATTGACTTGCTTCCCAAGTAGATGCGTTCTGAGATTTGAACAGAGATCCAAGGTATGGTTGGTTGGAGATGAATGCATCACTAAGTAGATCATTCTCTCCAATTCTTGAAATATAAACACTATACTTAGTGGAGTTAGATGCAAGAGCAATTGCATACTCTTGACCACCTTCTAAGAATACTGGTGCTTTGAATTCAATTGTAGTTGCAACAGATCCATCATCAGAGGTATCAATATCTGCAGGATCAACAACAATCTCAGAGAAAGGAAGAATCTTCTGAGTTGGGAATCCATTCTCCATTGATCTGAGTTGGAATACCAAAGGAACATCATTATCATCCTTTGTTCTGAAATATATGTCACATTTAGTGACGAATACTCCAGTATCTTCTTCAACTAAGAAAGATTGTGCCAGAGGGTCATACCATCCAACAGTCGTCTCTGTTGAGGTTTGATTGACAACTTGAGAACCTATGACTTCTGTTCCAAGATTTCTGTTTACATTTCTTTCTTGGAATTCTTGTCTTTGTTCAATTCTTGCATTTCTAACAGAAATAATATTTTCTTGAACAGTCTCAAGAGTTCCAGAAGAGGTAAATGTTTCTTCTGCAAGTGTTGTTGCTACGTTTGGATCATTGTCAACATCATTAGTCAGGGTGAAGACCTTAGTTCCTGTCTCAAATCTTGGGTGAGTAAGAACATTTGGATCTGGAATAAAGAAACTGCCAGTCAGATTTGCTGCGAGATCAGATATGAGTCTTACATTAGTAACTGTTGCTTCTGCACCACTGGTTGATCCTCTAAGAATCATTCCTTCTGCAACATATCCACTATATTCACCTTGCACCTCATTAGACAGAGAGAACGTATCAACGTTCAGAATTGTTGAAGTTGCAGAGTATACTGCAGAGAGAGGAGATCCATTGTAAGGATTCTCTCTAAACACTTGCTCAGGTGCATTATATTCACCTTCTCTATGATTTGATTGAGCAACTCTAAATGTAATTCTTGGTCTATTTGATTCTTCTACTGGACCAAGACCAGTATCAACCATTCTACCAATTACAGTTTCTCCAATCTGGAATGTTCCAGATGTCATTTCAATCTCAAGAAGTTTAGGTACACAGTACTTAGTTACATTTTCTCCATCAAAGAAACCATACATCTGAGTCAGTGGTTTCATTCTCTTGGCAACAAATTCGATGTTTTTCGATCTCATAGTTGCGATCAAGTCTCTACTTACAGTTCTGTCTCCAACAGACTCTCTATCAAACTGTTCGGTAACAAAGGTTTGCAATCCAGTTCTGGATTCCACTCCAGTTTGAATAGTTTCTCTAAGAGTTTCCTCTGTTGTTGTAGTTGTTGATGTCTCAACCCATCTTGCGACTCCACTTCCACCATTGATCCATCCACCAACACCTCTTCTACCACCGTTAACAGTTTGAGTTGTTCTTCTGGTGGTGTCATTAAATTCAAATCCTGTCCAGTTTGTCTCCCATGAGTTCCAAACGATAGGAGCAAAACCTGTTTGTGGATCAAGATTTTCTGTTCTTGCAAGAAGTTCTACAGTGGATGAATAATCACCTTCAACGTCAATAATCTTAGCATCAAGTCTTACGGTGTCCACCCAAGTATCGGATGCAGGGGTGAGCTCCATCGTGCCTTGCCAGAAACTGATCAGGAATGGAGTAACACTTTCAGTTCTGGTGGCAAATGGTTGATTGATATATTCAACTTCACTATAATCAAGAGTGATTACATCATTTGCTCTTCTAACATTGTTACCTTCAATAGTGGCAAAGTTAAGGTCTGCTGTTGGATCAACATTGACCACTGGGCCAAACATAAGATCGACAGAATTTGTATAATGTCTTGGTCTTATTTCTTTATGTGCTCTATCAATACTGTTGTTGATTCTAAGTCCTTCTTCTTGTGGTTTAAATCCAGTAAAGTTGTCTACAAAGAAACCAGACTTAAACCTATTAAGTCCATCAGCATCCGAAACAAACATGTTCGCCGTAGTGGTCTCTAATGTAGTCAGAGAGGTATAATATTCAAGACTTGAAATTCTATTTTCAAGTTTCTTGATATCAGACATTCTAAATCTCTTATGTTCTAAGAATCTTAGAGATGCTTGTCTAACACTGTATAGGAATGGAGGTAAAGTAATTTCAGCAACTTCAAGTGCTTCGTCAATTGGATTTGGTCTTTGGGGAAGCTCTGATGGAGTTCCATATACAACTTGGAACTTTCCTTTTTTATCTAAGAATACTCTATCAACTCTACCAAGATAATGAGAGAATGTTGTAACGATTGATTCGTCAGATGCCAATGCATTAGATGAAGAGTTTCCTGCAGCATCAAATGTTCTTCCAAGGAATTCTAACGGAGATCTGCTACCCTCTGATATCGTATAATTAGAAACTCTTGGACGAATATCAATCATATCAGAGTTTGCAAATCCGTTTACGGATTTAATCTCAGTTGCATAATTAAAATTCTTGTATGATTCTACTGTTGTAATGTCACCATTATCAGTGGACTCATAGGAAGCACTCTTATAATAAATTTTAAGTTTCTTAGCAGGTGATGCAGATCCCTCTTTTCTTTCTAATCTTGCATGATCATAGAAAGTTTCTTCCTGCCCAGTTCTAAACTTAAAGTTTGATGAGATATTGAAACTATCTGAAGTCAATGTAGAAACAATACCTTGAACTCCAGACTCTTGGAAAGTAACAGTTTCACCCTCTACAAACTGAATATCATTTTTATAAGTGAAAGAAATTTGACCAGCAGTCAGTTTTTCTGCAACGATTGCTTCGGATCCACTTGTTTCTCCTATGAAAGACTCTCCAATCAACAACTCAGCAGTGGTTGTAGAAGTACTATTGATGTCAGACAGAGAAACTTTAGGGGCACTTGCATTGTCGGTATCTGCAGATTCAAATACACCATGAATCTCAATTACATCTGGAACATTTAAAGAGATTGTGTGATCTTGAACTCTTGTTCCGTATGGGTAGTTTCCAAAAGAAAGACCATCATTTAAAGTTGTAGATCCAATACCAGAAGCTTGATTATTTGATTTGTCAACAATCAGAGTCTTGACTCTGTTTTTAATTTTAATTTTAGAAGTTGGTTTTATTTTCTTAAGTGATGCAATTAAAGTAGCACCAGTATCATTAGAACCAAGTCCGTAAATATTCAGTCCAGTTCCAGAACTATTAATTTCAATCTTATCTGAAGATAATGCTTCAGTGGTTCCATCAGATCTAATCAATGCATATCTCTCCTCATCAAATGGTAAGAAAGATTCATTAGCATCAGCGATGATTTGAGAAGAAAGTTGATTAGAAGCAATATCAACACTAAAAGTTTTTCTTATTGTTAGACTTGCATCACTGAGATCAACAGTAGCGATATCAGTTTTGGGTAATAATGTATAAAGAGTATTATCGGAAGATGAGTCAAGTTTTGTAGTTACTAATGTAAAGTCGCTGACATTGATACTCTCTGTTGGAAGAGCTCCTGCTACAACTCCTGGAACTGGAGTAACTGCTTCAACTTCAATAGTATTAGTACCAACACTTGTCACTCTGGACATTGTTGGATCGGTCAGAGTTGCCGATGAATTAGTATACTCTACAAGATCTCCAACTGCAAATGCTGCTGGGAAAGCATTATTAGAACTTCTTACTGTGCTGACACCACCAGATGCAGCAGTAATTGTTGCAACACCAACAATGATAGATGGTGACTGAATAACGTCAGCATTGAAGGTGTTAATACCAGTATTGCCATCATTAGTTGCATATACAGACTTAACATCTGCTAATGTATGCGCTGTTACTGCGATGGCAATTCTTCCATTAGGAACGCCATCAAAAATAAGAGATTCGTTTGCCTGGAATTCTCCTTCAACCTCATATACAGTTAAAGCAGTTCCTACGGTCACTGCATCTTTCAGGAATCCAGTGGCACCACTGTTTCCTCCAGTAATAAATGTTGGAACAGTGAGAGTTGTTGACTGATTAAGAGATATGTGAGTTATGGTCTGTACATCATACAATGAGAGATCCCATTCATTCAAACTACCATTGTTAGAATCATATGATCCAGACTCTAATCTATAATCATAGACTCTTGCTACACCAATTTCTTTTCCAACTGGTGAAGTATCAGAAGTTACACCAACCCTCTGATCTCTGAGACTGAGAACATACGTATTACCAATTCCAATATCAGGTGCTCTAAGAGTTCTGTTTACTCTTAAAGTTGGACCAGTGTTGTATATAATAGACTGACTTTCAATAGTTTTTGTTGTTCTTGGTTTTGGAACATCAATAAAAGTAGTGCTCGCTATATCAATATCATATCCACGAACAAATGCTCTACCAGGAGAAAATTTATAAACTGCTAAATCATCAGTTGGAATCTGACCACTATTAGTTAATTGCCCTACGTTGAATATACCTCTGTTACCTCTTCCATTATTCAGAGACTCATGAACAGATAAATCAAATGCTTTTACGTAGTAGTCTCCAGACTCAGCATAAGTTCTTTTAGCAAGAGTGTCTCTAATATCAAGATATCCTGGTCCTCCACCAAGATCTCCCCTATCTACTTTTGTTTTTATGTTTCCATCTTCAATAATAGCTAATTCAACAAACTGATTATCATCATAATCAGTAAGTGATTTTTTAAACAAGTTTACAGATATTTTAAGTCTATCTGCACCTGGAGCAGCATAGTTATTAAATCCTTGAGAATTGTCATTTAAAGTATCATCTATATCAGAATTAATAATTTCTTCTCGAACAAAGAGACCAACTCTATAGTTGGGGGTGTCTCCATATTGATCAAGAATTAATGTTTCTGTATTTACATTTACAAAAGTTCCATGAATAAAATATACACCCTCTTGAATCTGAAACGCGGATCCTGTTGCAGCTGCTTCATTTCCAATTGTTGTTGCAAATGGAGATCCAGGAGCAATTGTAGAATTTCCAAGAAGACCAGATGCAATAACCTGATTGCAGGTTAGATTTTCTCCATCAGAAAAAACTTGAGTAGAATTGTTTGTTGTACTTGAATTTAAGTAACTAATATAAAGAGTTAAATTTCCTCTTTCCGAATCTTCTGGAAGAAGAATTTTGTCTACAACAGCACTTACCCCAGATGTCTCGCCGGTAATTTTTGTTCCGACTAACTGGTCAACATATGCAGCAACAGGAACTCCAAGATAAGTATTTTGCAGTTGAATACAATAATACAACTGACTATATCCAGTATTACCTGGAATTACCTTGGCACCTTCTTTGAAAAAATGTTGCCCAAACTTTTCAATTTGATTTTGAAGAATCGATTGTAAAGTTGTTAATTCTCTTGCCTGAACTGGATATCCAGGCTTGAATAAAACTCTATGAAAATCGTTAGCAGGATCAAAGTCGTCAAAATATGGGGCTACATTGAGATTTGTTTGCTGAGACATAATTCTTTAGAACTGCAAAATGATTTTGATATCTTCTTTTTGGTTAGATGATCTGGTGATTGAGGGTCTGTTATCAACGTAAATAATATTTCCTGCGTGTTTTTTAACTTCAGGACCCGAAACTCCACTGGTAAATGACTGACCAAGGTAATATGTCCTATTATTTATTACGGTAGTTATACCCGTGAACGAAGTATCAATGGCAAGATTTGATCCAGTTGAGGGTACAATAGTTACACTACCGCCAGCATCTGGAGAGGCAGTAAATGCCTTTAAATCAAACCCATAAGTTGGATTTGTAATTCCGATTCCAGCAGTTGTAAAACCAGCAAGAGATCTGTCCTGCCAGTATTTCAAGACTCCTGTTGTTGCATCATAACTAACAACTCTACCAACAGCTGTTGATCCTGTGGCAACAGTTTGAGTAAAATATGCATCAGCAGTAAAAGAAGCAGAACTATATCCAGTTCCTGTTAATTTAAGTGCATTGAGAGCACTTGCTTTATCTGATGTTAGAACGTTACCAGTAGAAACTTCTGGATTCTCAACTATACCAACTCTTGCTATTTGGTTTCCAGTGATAAAGTCTGGATTTTCATTATCATTTTCAATTCTGGAATAAAGAAGAACATTAAATGCGCCAAGTTCTCTGTAGATATCTGCACCGTGTCCTCCTTGAGGTGACATGATTACATCAAATGTTGGGATAGTGGTTCCGGTCGGAACTCCACCAGCTTGAAGATTTAAACTTCCATAAGAATATCCAGATCCTTGATTAGAAACAGTCACTCCACTAACCTTAGAGTCTGCGCCAACTGTCAGAGTGCATTCCGCACCTGAACCATCACCTTGAATGGGAACTCTTGTGTATGTTTGGTTAGCAGTTCCAAGACCAACACCTGCGTTAGTCACAGTAACAACCTTAATTGATCCATCAACTGCATTGTCTCTCACTGAAGCATTATCAGTTGATGTTGTCCAATCTGCAGGGACTGGCATAAAGTCCGTAGATTCAAACTTTACAACTTCATTTGGTTTGATAGTATAAAGATACTTCCAGAGATAACCATCTCCACTTGAACCAGCAGATCTTGGTTCTAAATCAGTAAATGTTGGTTCATCGAGAGATGGTTTACCATTTGGATTACTTGGATCAGTTCCATTTTGTAAGCAAACATATACTCTGAAATCACTATTCATTACATAGTAAAATGCAGAATATAAATTAGTCGCACCAGAAATAGACGCCGTGTTAGTTACACTATAATCATGTCGGTACATATCATACGTTGTACCAGAAGTCCAAGTTCTCTTGGGTATGACTTGTCTTACGTCACTTGAATTAATTTTTTTCAGTGCAACCATAGTGTCCCAATAATCATTCTCCTGAGAGAAATTATCTTTGGGAGCAGGTGGATTGGTATCCCAATCATCCTGATAATTAGATGGGTTTGGTAGACCAATAAAAGAATAGTAAGAATTTGAACTGGATGAGATTCCAGAAACAAAATTCTTTGCATTCAAAATTCTAATTTGATCAGTTATAATTGCAGCCATTGTATGCCAACTTAATGGAAGTTTTTTTTATTTATTATGTATTAGATACGATGTAATTCTTGGACTTCAATTGTTGAGATCTT